GTTCAAAAGACGGGAACAACGCGGTGGTCTGGCTGGACGGCGGGTTAAAATCAACCTGATTTGCAGATATCGCTTGGTTGCCTAGAATGAATAATTCACAATCATCGTCAGTCCAACCAAACTGTTTGTGGGCTTCTTCCGCTGCACTCTGCGCTTGCAATTCGTTAACCCAAGAATTCGTATATGTCATAAGTAACTCCATTTTTCCTATGGCTACACCGTAGTGTGACATTTCTTTTTTAAATTCTTCGCGGGAATTCACTGCCGAAAACGGTATGGTAAATTCCCTAACACCATCGCGAGGTAGGTGTAGTTTCATGACAAGGCTCTCGCCTTGTTCCTTATCCCACAACCGTTTATCTACATATAAATCGTTATGGTATATTTGGGCTTCGTCTATGCTTCCGTCTGGTAAGCTAACCCTCTTATATATCCCCCCGTTCGCACCTCTAAAATAAGGCTCTGGGTAGGACGGTATTTTGTATGTGTTAACGGGTGTGTCAGGTAATTCAAGAGCCGGGGCTTCCACGATATTGTCTTCTTCCGTCGCCTCGCGCACCCTACTACCGAGGACTATGGGTGATTTTATCTCTCCCCAGTGCGAACATTCGGTACATATATCAGGGTTATATTCATCAAACCTGCTACAATGGTAAGGACCTTTGATCCTATCCATCTTATCCATCGTGTCTTTTAAACTGAACTCGTGATGGTTTTCCGATATCTTCCGCGCTGCGCGATCCGCGTCTTCACAAAATTTTGCTATAGATAGTCCCGCACGCCAGAGTGGTTCGCTGACTTCATCCTGCTTTGTTAGTATGTACGCCAACTGCCCACAACCTACACCGTTGCGGGTCTTCACCATTATATCTTTGAATACGTTCTTTCTGTTGCCGAGCAGTGCGTCCATGACAGCGTTACTACCCGCTGGAATATGTTTCGTCGGAACTGGTATCGGCACATCGCCAAGATACTCAATGAACACGTCCAGATTTATTGGTGCTGAGAGTATGTTACTACCCAACTGGATGACTTCAGTCGGCGGATCGTCGGCAGGGTCTGCTAGTAAGTTATATTTAGCACATGCGGCCTTTAGCTGTTCCGCCGTTTGCGACCATTCCTGTACACTAATAGGTTCTGACAAAAACCAATATGCGTGTATTCCACGACCGGAACTAACCAGCGTGGGTTTAGGTATGTCTAGCGTATCACAGAATTTTTGTAGCGCGGATAAGGCGGCGGATTGATCTGCGTATTCCTTATCGGGACCGCAATCCAAATCCAGAAAGAAAGATTTAAGTTGGTGCGCGTTATCAGCTTTTCGGGAGTTATCGGTCTGGAAGGTAGCTAGTGCAAAATATGTATCGAACCCATCTTTATCTAATTGTTCGGCTGCGGTTATGAGAGCGTCTTTAGAGGTATAGAAGTTTTGTACACGCTTGTTCTCCGTAGCGTGCGAAGCGAACACACAATAAAACCCATCATCTCCTAACGCTCTCCCAAGAAAATCATTTGTATCCATCCCATTTCCTTTGAAGAGATACTACGACCATACACTTTACATTTTATGGAGGTGTTTACACCGGCGGAAAGTCACCCACCAGCTAACCCGAAAAAATGTATGGCCGTAGTTATATTTACTCTAGTCGTCCCAAGCGTCTACCAACGCATCCAAGTCTTTGTTCGTAGCCTTGGCTGGTGTGGCCTTTTTACTGACCTTCACCGGTTCCTCAATAACCACTTCGTCACCACTTTCGGCAGCTTCAGAGGCGGTATCGAAAGGATTTTCAACCTCTGCTGTAACTGCAAACCCTTCAGTGGTATCGAAGGGGGAACGACTTTCCATGACAGCGTATTTGATAACTTGTACGGCACGTAGACGTAAGGATACTCCGGTGCCGATACTACCATTGTAAGGAGTGAATGACACGGCTATATTAACCGTACTCCCCGTTGTCAGCATAAAATCTTCATCAAGCACGGTATTCTTAGCGTCGTATTGCGTAGGTTTACGTGTTGCATCCTTGCCGTAAGCGCCCTTGAGAGACGCTTTAAAAGTAAACGTGTCGTCTTTATCCGTGGCCTTGGTGAAGGGGTTATCAAACTTATCCGGCCAACCGTCTTGGGTAGCTGCCTTCTCCTTATATGCCGCAAGCATAGCGGTCCACAATTTTTTAGCTTGGACCTTGTTCATACGGAAACTTGTTTCGTACTTAGCTCCGTCATCAAAGGCGTCACAAGGGACCGACTTTTTCTTCTTGTTGTCGAACCTATAGCAACGGTTAATTCGAGGCCACAGGGCTTCAACGTCATCAATACGAAATATTGGGCTGGCTTCAGCCATACTTATTCTCCTAGATTTTAGTGGATTGAAAACCGTCTGTTTCAGCAAACGGAGATATTTTTGAATTCTCAAAAGGTGTGAACTCTAACGTAATAGCACGAATTGTATCGGCATGATTTATCATGTCCCCAACTTCATGCAGTTCATCCTCTGTGAGAGGTCTTTTGGGTTTGAAAAAGAGTTTCGGTGTAGGGCTATTATCATCAAAATACATCTGGGTGATAACCGCCATAGCCGGTGTATCGCGTTCTTTAAGAAACCGAGCATAGGCTTGCATGGGCAGATTACCATCACGGGCTTCACCAAAAATAGACGTAGCTGGCAAACGTAACTGGTAAACTGTACCGAAATCTTCTTCGGGTAATATAGCTAGCCGCTGTGAAAACCTGCACGCACGGCTACTTCCATAACCAGAACCCCTTATATTGTGCTTACAATCCATACACCTTACCGATTGGCGTTGGTGCGAGGGTACATCTGGTGATGGCGTTTGTGTGTTGGCAGACCAACACGTAGGGGTATTTAATTTATCTGGATCGTATTCCTCCTCATAATAAGACCTAGAGATAGGTGCAGCATTCACTAACACGCCGAAGTATGTAGACTGTACAGATGCTGCATCCCGAAAAAGTTTGTCGTGAATATCTAAACGTAGCACTAAAAGTCCTCGTCGGGATCGAGATCAAAGTTAGTCCTAGGACTAACTTCTTCTGGTGCGGGAGTATCGTCCGCGGAAGACAGCGCAGATACGACTGCCGGTATGGAGAACCTATACGTATTCCCAACCTTGATATACGTAGATGGGGGGATATGCTTGCGCCTTATCCAACCGCGGATTGTGGATATGCTAACACTAAAATGTTTAGACACATCCTCTATTGGCACATACGCCGGATCGTTCATTATTTTTTCCTTACAGAGATTGCATACTCACTATCGACATTTAAACCTTGGGGTACGCATTCTGGATTTTCTTCCAAGAACTGTTTTACGTTACCTTGGTTTAATCGTTTTTCGAGGAATTCCGGTACACCATTTTCATGAACAAACCGGTACATACTTTCCCAATCGGATGTCCAATAACGTGTTCTGACGCTCCGATAAAAAAGTCCTTCTCGTGTCCGTACGCTCTCGACGTTATGTTCTTTGCAGTGGTCGAGCAACGCACGCTTGATGGTCTCCTGCTGTTCCTTTAAATCACCGTCTTCATCTTTGAACTGCTTAGATAGTTCGTCTCGACGGCCTTTTATTTTTAAGTAAACCTTGGTGAGCTTTTCCAACTCTATCTGTTTCGCGCCCATGTAAACCCTCCTTTATTATGGGAAGGGTATTCTAGTGTCGTAAGATAAGCTAGTCAAGCAATTCGTTGTATAAATCTAGTATTTGTGTGTGAATATCTATTTTACTATCTAATAGATTATATACGTGTTTTTCTATGGTAGAACCTTGTAGTTGTATCACTGTACACTTGTGGTGCTGCCCGGACCTATGAACGCGGGCATTAGCCTGAGAATAAGTTTCCAACGAACTAGTTGGCCCCCACCACACCACCGTATTCGCAGCGGTCAGAGTAACCCCATGTGCAGCGGCGGCTGGCTGAATTATCAGAACTTGGGGGTGTTGCTGTTCTTGGAATGCTTTGAAAATCTCGGTTCGGCGCGGTGCGGATACATTGCCTTGGATAATTTCGCTACTGATATTATCGGCGGTTAGTTTGTTTGACAGAATACTGATGGCATGGCGGAAGGGAACAAACACCAGAACTTTTTGGCTTGACTCGTCTATCACCTCACGAAGAACTTTGTATCTGTGCTTTACGTCGAACTCTAACGCGTCACCTTTATCGGTGTATATTGCACCACAGGATATCTGCAATAGTTTGTTCATATTCGCAGCGGCGTTAACGGCGGTTATCTCCTCACCCGCTGCTTGTAACACCATGTATTTTTTTAGTTCCCCATAATATTTCTTTTGCTGCTTAGTCATCTCCACTTCACGTTTTGCATACACCATATCTGGTAGGTCTAGGCAATCCGCTTTAGTGAACCGGATGGCGGGTTGCAGTATGTTGAATACTGTGTCGGTTGCGCTTTCTTTCGGTATCCATTTAAAATTAGATACCTTATACATAACCATATCGCGGAACGAGCCAAAGAACCGCGGTGTCTTCGCAGGGTTTACTATCTTGGCTAGACCGTAGGCATCAACGGGGCTTTGTGCAGCGGGTGTGCCCGTCATCATCCACACCCATGTATTAGGGGTAATAAGTTTATTGAGAGTTTTCCACCGTTTAGTTTGCGCGTTCTTGTAGTGCGTTGCTTCATCCACGATTATAAGGTCGAAATTACCTTCCTTAATCACGTCGGACACTATATCAACACCGTCATAATTTATTATCACGTAGTCAGAACCATTCGCTATTATACGTTTACGTTTTTCGGCGGGGCCGTACGCAACATCCACAGACCTGTGCATAGCAAACGTGAATAAATCTGCACGCCACGCGCTGTCCATAATCGACAAGGGGCAGATCACTAGAACTCTATTTATTACACCTTTATCCAAAAGGTAATCAGACGCCCATATAGCGGATGCCGTTTTACCCGTACCTTGTTCATTAAAACAAAACGCTCGTTGATTAAGAGTGAGAAAGGCTGATGTTGTTTTCTGGTGGTCAAACGGTTTGTGTTGCCCCGGCCAATTGTACTGCGCGGTTATTGGTGAGGGCGCTTTTATATTAAGGCTATTAAGTGCGTGTGCTTCTTGTAGACCCCAGCTCACAAGAACTCCATTATCTCCCACTATACTACTTTTTGGTATGTTATTTGTTACAGTCTCGGGGTTCTTCAGTTTAAGCAGGAGCGCCTTATCTTTTATTATTTGCACTGGGTTCTCCTGTGCTGGTGAATGGTAAGGGTGCTGGGGTGAGATGGGAAGTCCCACCCCAGCTAAAGCGCGAGGCCGGGGAATTCCTTTCTGTTAAACGCGCTCTATTCTGTTCTATTAACTACGTCGTGATATGTTAACCGCTTGGATACCCTCGCTTTTCCATGCGTTTGTCACTTTACACCCTCTGCAAACACGTTCTCCGCTCCATGCGCTTTCAAATTCTTTCTTGCACATTAGACATTTACGGGTTTTTGGTACGTGGGTTTGCGCCCCCCAATCTTCATCGGGTAACTTTTTGAATACCATTACTTTCCTCCTACGCTTTACGTTTAACAACTCTTTTACGTTTGCCGTTTCTGCTACGGTTTTTACTGGGGCTTTCTAGTTTATAACCGTCTTTGTTAGAGCCCCCTTTGCTCAACATCTTTTTGTGGCTGACATCTTTCCCATTCCGGTTAACCCCCTTTTTGTCAAACTCCCGCCGCGCACGCTGACGCTCCATACGATCTTTATGCTCGCCACGGGCTATTTGTTTTTTGTATTCTTTTTTATAGGGACGTTTTGATTTGGTGTATGCCATAACTTAATTCCTACCGTTATACGCGCATTCTGTTACAGCGCAGTGTCGCCTACATAAGCCGCTTGGCTTGGCATTCCAATAATCATTCGTATACGCTTCTTTCATACGGTTAAATGAAGTAATCCATTTATCCCATAAAGTACTTTCTTGTTCTCTCGTATATGAACTCTTAATCAAGTCTTTAGATACCACAAATAACAGCCCGGCTCTAACACTATTAACTTCGGGGAAGTGTTTAAATACCGCTAAAGCCATAAGCTCTAGTTGGCCTGTATCCGCGTACCGTGCAGACTTACCTGTTTTGTAATCCACCACCCACGCTAGATCGTCGTCTATTATTATCAGGTCAGCTATACCTCTAAACCAAACATCTTTATCAGAAAAGGTACAAGGTTCCAGCTCTTCGTCGAGACCTAATTTATACTCGCATAACTTATCGCCTTCTTTATCTATAAGGCTATTTATGGCAGACACCGCGTAATCAAATCTTTCTGGCATAGGGGTGCCGTCACGAACATATTCTTCGGCAGCGGTGTGGAACGATGTACCGTAAAGCATCGCGTCAGTAACACGATCCTCATAATCCTTAGCCACTTTCATGTGGTAGAATTGTTTCGGGCATTGTTCAAACGCTTTGATACGGCTGTATGACCACGGGACTATGGCCGACATTATTCACAATCCCCATATGATTTGCCCACACCCACCTCACAATCCAGAGGTAATCCTTCAGCCCAATCAGGTATGATACGCATACATTCCTCCATGTATTTCTTGGCTTCAGCGACTTCACTATCTGGAACAGCGCAAACCACAGAGTCATGCACAGTTAGCACAACTTTGTATTTCTTAGCTATTCTTAACATTTGTTCACCAATAACGCAACGTGCGAGTGCTTGACACACGTTCTCTACGACCTTCCCACCGTAAATTCTCTTCATACCGCGCCTTGTTTTATACTCAAATTGTTCCCCCATATCCGTTTTGTAGTTTACAAGCCCGTCATATCGTAGACGTAACCCAGATGGGAGGGTCAGGAATTTACGCCCTGCAATATTTATAAGGTCGTTAACGCCCAATGAACCATCATCACCGTTGTACATACTCACTAGGGTTTTCTGGGCATCGCGCCACAACCTAGTGATCTGCCAGTTAGTATCGCGGTAGGTATTAATAGCTTTACGTGCTTCTGACAGACTTATATTTACGGGGGGATCAAAACTACCTAGTTGATCCTTAAAGCGCACTGCGCCCATACCATAACCAGCCCCCAATATTGTAGTTTTTCCGACAAATCGTTGGGCATCGCTAACTTCGGTTTCAGCTACACCGTAAATACGTGCGGCCATACTTTTATATACGTCTTCACCAGCGGCAAAAGCCTGCGTCAGATCATTCTGTTTGGCTAGCCATGCAAGTATACGCGCTTCAATTTGGGAGGAATCGGCATTGATTAAGGAGCACGCTTCGGGAGCTAGTATACTACGCTTTAACTTCTTACCAGAAGACCCCCTACTTGGTAGGTTCTGCAGGTTGATCTTATCATCTCCACCCCACCTACCTGTATGTGCAGCGTAGTATCTCACCGGTACGGGTAACGGACCACGCTTCGATATATCTATAAATCGCTGCGTCCTAGTTTCTTCTAGCGTACTCTTATTACCTAGTCTCGCGGCTACCAAAGATTGTACCTGTGGGTTCTCATGTTCGGACAAAGCCATAAAATCTTCGTCAGATTTAGCGAAAGCGAAGGTTTCTTTGCCAGTGGTCAAACTTATCTTCATAGGCGGATCAACACCTACACCTTCAAGTAACGCAGCAAACTTAGGGTTACTCATAAGGTCGTCTTTGTCCACTCCGGCGGAGTTTAACAAACTATCTTTGTGGTTACGTATTTCCACAAGATGTTGTTCTAACCGGGCACGTTCCAACACCAATGTTGCCGTTATGAACATACGTAATGTCAGATCAATGAGCCGAAGCTCCTGTTTGGGGAAGCCCTTACCTATTTTTCTGAATAGGTCATAGGTTAAGTCTACATCGTTTATACAGTAGTCGCCGTAATGTGACAGTTCTTCTTCGGTGAAATCACCTCTATGTTTCCCGATTGCGTCGGTGACTTCTGTTCCCTTAACACCAAGCTGATACCTTTCAGCCAGCGCCCGCAAACTTCCGCTAACTTCCACCCCGTCCACAGCGCGGGCAATGCACAGAGTATCGGTATAAAACCTAGGATTAATATTATAATGCCAATCAAGAATGGCACCATCAAACATGGTGTTATGAGCAAGCACACAAGACGCTTCGAAGTCGAATGTTTGTAAGAATTGTCTGATCTGGTCGTTCGTTCCACTAGCCCACTCCGTTTTGTTGTTATTGACCTTGACCCCCGCTCCGATAACTTCAAAGCGAGGGTCCCTGATGTACTCCTCTGTGGTCATCTTTAATAGTGAGTACTTTTTATCGTAATACGTCTCGAAATCTACCGTTATCAAGTCCATCGGTTGTTCTCCGATATTATTTTAGGAACGGGATATTCGGTTTGGTTTTGGTCATTGTGTGATAGTCCAACTGTACCTTCAGCGTGTTTATGATTTTACCCGCAGAGTTATTCATCTCTGAGGCTACCTTGGGAGTTATGTTTCCCGCTTTTAGATCATCGAAGGTGTTACATAGTTCGTTACGCAAGTCTGTTACGGTCTTCATACTTGTTCTCCTTGGTTAAGATATCTTCGTATCTTGAGTTGCACTCTCTTTAATTCGATTAGTTCTTGTGGTGGGTTGGCAAAGCCGAAATTTCTCAAGAGGTGTTTCACGTAGGCGTCGGACAGGCTATCCCTTTCGCCTTGGCCTCTCGCTTGAAGCCGTACGGCTATTACGGCACGTTCGTCGTCTGTAAGGTTAGCCCTACGTGCGGAGTCGTAATCTCTTTTGGCTACCCTCTGCGCTTCAGTGAGGGGTTTACGGTACTCCCTACGTTTGGCTAGGTTAGCTTTCCCCCAAGCACGGGATACCATGCGTTGATACTCCTTCTGTTCTTCGGACAAGGATGCCTTCCACTTCCGCGTTGCAGCGCGTCGGCGCTCTCTCTGTTCTTCGGACAGGGATGCTTCCCACTTCCGCCGCGATGCGCATTCACGCTCTTTCTGTTCTTTGGTCCGGTTTCTACGCCACATTCTATTTTTTTCTAGTTGTCGTTCCTTTTGTTCTTCGGACAGGTTCGCCCTCCATTTCCGGCGATTAGCGCGTTGGTGCTCTTTCTGTTCTTCGGTCCTGTTTTCACGGTATTTTTTATCCCCCTCTCGCTTACGCTCTCGCCGTTCCTCGTCAGAATATATTTTAGGTCTACCCATAACTTGCTCATCCCTCCCTACCTGTTTTTGAGTTCGGCTAGTTCTCCCGCCAATGCCAGATATCCGCACCCATCTACGAAACTATCTTTGGTAGAGGAATTAGCTTTTACACGAGCTATCTTTAACAACGCCATCATTACAGCAACATCTTCACTGCTTATCTCTATACCTAAGTGTGTTGACCAGTACTTACCTATAACAGCAAAATTTGTATTCATGTCACCATAGTCTTGAGCGCGCTGCTTCGTGACGTATTCTTCTGCCGTGCGTAATATGACTGATCGCTCGCGCACACGGGGTTCATCTTCGGGTGTATTCCACAAGGGTAACTCCAACTGTTCCGCCATTTAATTTACCTCTGGGTTTGGGTTAATGAGGGTTGTGTTCTCTATATCAACATCGTCAGGACCTACAACACCCCACACAACAATAGGAACCTCATACCACTCTTTCGCACCGTCTTCGGTCTCCTCGTAAACTATTTTGATAGGGTTCTTACCGCACTCCGCGCATCTTATATCTCCACTCTCCATAATATGCGCTTCCGTGTGGCCGCAAGGTAAGGCTAATACCGTGTTATTTTCCCTTTCCGCTTCCTGCTCTAGAAACCTACATTTTTCTTCAATAGCCTTATTTAACTTTTTTATATCTTCCTTAGTACGAACTATTCCAAACGGGTCTTTCTTTTTACGTTCTGGAAACTTCAATACGTTGTCGGGCATCCTGTGAATTCCTTATTTTATTGTGTTTGTTAGTCCTAGGACTAACTCGGAGGTGCCCTCCACAAACCCACATGCCTCAAAGAGTTTGCGGAGGGTCTAACGTAACGTGTTTCTCCGGTGCCAACATCGCGGGGGAGGTCCGTCTACAGATACAAACATGACCAACGAAACCTATAGACTTGA